GACTATATTGATATTAAAAATAAAACACCATACAAAGAACAAGCGCATAACATTGGAATCAATAATTTTTCTCCAAGTATTTTAAAAAATAAATACCTAGAACTTATTTCTCAAATTTAGTTTTTTGTTTAAACTGAACCTTAAGTATGTTATTCCAAATAATATTAAAAGAACTATCTGCGCTAGACAAATATGTATGATTATCTATGTTTAAATTATAAGATTTAAAAACTAGTGGACCGCTAGTATAAACCTTAACATCCTGCATTTCTGATCCACCCACCTTAAATATATTTCCATACATGGATCTCCATAAAAACTGGTCATTTTTATCTAATACTTCTTGTAATTTTTGCTTTTCCATAACCATAGGTACGTGTAGTTCATAGTCTAATGGATCATCAATTCCAATGGCTTTTAATCTTTTATATGTGGCATTAAGTTTTCTAGTATAGTTAGAATTACCATTTAGTTTTTGATATAAATTTATTTTATTTAATAGATACCCGCCATGAAAAGTGTCTATATTATCTATTTTTTTAATAATATAGAAGTCATCATTCATTAAAACAAATTTATTAGATATTTGTGGTGAAGAGCAAATCATTTTTAAATTTTCTACAGCATTTTTATATTTAGTATGTATCTGATGCACTTCAATATAGTTCCCTACGTACCAGTCAGGCTTACCACCAACAACCCATATATTTGAGTCTGGAAAACTTTCAACGACAGATCTAATAGAATACTTTAATTCTTCGTTAACGCCTTCTTTGCAAATATATACAAAGTCCATATTCTCCCCATTATAAAAAATAAAGAGGGCAAGTTTTAAATTTGCCCCCTCTATCAAAATAAACTACTTCTTTTTAGCAGCAGCCTTCTTTTTTGCTGGAGCCTTCTTAGCAGGTACAATCTTGCTAAGTGCATCTGAAACAGCACCAGTGTCTGGTAATACGCCAAACGCCTTATCGTTAGGGTTAAGCGCTCTCAATGCAACGGGCGCTAAAGCAGCAATTAGTGCAGCCCATAGATCTTTTGGATCTGTTACGCCAGCCATATATAGTGCAATTACCGCACCAAGAACGGATCGTCCGTATGATGCTAGCATTGCCTTTGTCTTATCATTTAGTAAGTTATTCATTATTCCTCCTAGGATATAATTTGTGTTAGTGTTGTAAAGCCAATCCATAAACCAATTATTCCTGCGACTCCCGCAAAAACTGGTGGTGCTGGTACTGGCAATTTGAATGCTGCGAACACGACACCGCATCCAAAACCTGTTAGTGTAGATATTAAAACATCTTTCATATTATTTCTCTCCCACAGTTGGTGGCAATAATGATAAAAGTTTGTCGGAGTAGTCATTGAGACCCTTGTTTTTAAGTTCCTCCGATACTTCTTTAATAGTTTTTTGTGACATTTCAATATACTCAAAAGCCCAATCTCTTGAATCAGAAAGAAATTTAATAAAATTTTCCTTGTGTACTGAATCATCTGAAACTCCAGCATCGTTCTTTATTCTATTTGTTAATTCTTCAAGCGCTGCATTTTTTATAAGAAGGTCAGCCATTAAAATATTAGATTTTTTAAGTCTATCAAGGGTAGCCCAATATGCTATAGAAAAAGAAAAAGACAGGGTACTAAAAAATAGAATAAGCATAATTTCCATACTAACTATTGTACTCTATCCCTAACAGCATGGGTTGCCCAATAATATAAACATTTATCACAGCAAGGTTTATTATTTTTATTTTTTGTATCAACATAAAATTCAGCATAATATTCTGGATCTTTACGATAAAGGTTAGCCCTATGGGTAATGTTAATTCTATTCAGATGTAGGCCAGAAGGGTTAGCCCAGAAAGGCTTATCAGTACCCCATATAGGGCTACAAAGGGCTTCTAGAGCGTCTATATTGGCTTCGTTCTTGTCTGTCTTTATACCCCTTGATTTAGCCTCTGAGATCATAGTTTTAGCATATGTCCTCAATGAATACTCTGCATTTTTCCACATTAAGACTGCGGGATGATTTCTCCATGCACCCGAAGGTGACTGACCAGATAACACCTTAAGTATTTGGTAAGCCTCAAGTATTTGTTTATTTAAACGTTTATTATCTAAAGATTCTGCAGATTCTGCATAATTTTGAAATGGTAAAAACGTTTGCATTAATCTTCTTCTATATTAAAAATATCTAAATCAGACATTTTTTTAAAATTAGAGGCTGCCCAAAGAGATATGGCAGTTAAGAAAGATAAAACTATTAATACTAATAACTTTGTTTTCTTTTTCATATTGCTATCATTGCTCCACATCTTGTACAAGCATTATAATTTTTCCCAGTAAATGGGCATGCTCCAGCAGTAACCAAAACATGTTTTTTAAATTTACAAATAATAAACCTTAGCATATTGTTTGCTCTTTTCTAGTCATATTCTTTTTTTTGCCAAAATAAATTCCTATAAGCATTATAAAATACGGAACGTGTTTTGAACATTATCTTCTCTGCATCTTTTATTTCTTTATCAGATCCAATTTTATAGGTCCAGGAGTCTCTTTTAAATGGTATCACTTGAGCCATTGGAGTGCCTGCTGGAATTATTCCTGTCCAATTTCTATCATTTAACACAAATGGAAATAAAACTGGAGAATGATAAGTATCTGTATCTACGACTCCTTCAAAAATTGTAAAAATTTTATTAGGGTTATGCATAGGTGGTAAAAACAAAATTGAATATCCAGGAGGTGTTGTAATTGCATAAGGACTATTAAATTTTGGATAACCACCGATGTTTCTAAATGGGTGTAATGGCGCTTGCTGAAGTGGATGATGACCAACAAAATTTTGACCCGAAGAAGAAAACTGTTGTAGTCCAAATTTTTGAGTTACTTGAACATCTGCTTGTGTGTATAAAATATATCCAGCAGTTAGGGCGTCAAAAACTGGCAGACATCTTTTAATTGTGCTTGAATTTTCATCTTTAAATTGAATTTCTTTTTCGTTATTATTTACATAAGTGTTTGTATTTTTATACCACTCTGGAATATTATTTTTTGCTGGAGTAGGAGGATAAAGGTTGAAGTCTAGCATGTCTGTAAAAATAATTTCTTTTTTATTTTTCATTTTATTGCCTCTCTAGTTACTAAAACAATTGCTCCACAATCTTCCAATGCTTTTTTAAGTTTTACAACATATTGAAGTGCCGATATTTTATCATCATGCCCCATGTGTAAAAACTTTCTTTCATCTAATTTTACCGTAAGAAAGTGATCATTGTCAATAATCTGCACTCCAAAACCTTTTGGGGCAGGTATAGAATGAACAGCATGTTTCATTAAATCTGTATACATTTTTATTCCATTGTCAAAGATTGCCAAGTTTCAGACCAATCTTTTTTAGTTTTATGCTTATTAAATTCTCTTGAAATCTCTCCACTTTCTAAATAAACACCGCCCCAAACACCCCACTCTTTTCCAGAAACACCATTAGCAAAGCATATTTTTTTTACTGGGCACTGCTTACACAATGCATCAACATTGTGCCTAGAATTTTCTTGATCTTCATATTTATCAAAATAAATATTTGTATCAAGGCCTAAACATAAGGCTTGATCTTTCCACAAATGCTGTTTCAAGATTAATCCTTATACTTATTTGGTATATCCCAGCCAATACGAGAAGGGCTATAAGTTCTATGTAAATACCATTTATTTTTTACTCTAATGCCTAATGGCGAAGTTCTTGCTATTTCTGATTCTTTTAAATCAATAACATCCCAACCATTCCAAATTAAATTTTCATTTTTGTTTACAATTTTTTCCATAGTATTTAAACTTTTAATAATCATTTTTTCTCCTAATATCTAAAAAGGCCAACGTCAACATTGTTTGCTTCTGCAGTTAGAACCAACTTTGATTTTGGTTCTTTTGGACTACTTAAAAAAGCAAAATAATTAATTTGATCTATATTTTCATTTAACCAAGCGGGTGCTACATTGTAGAATTTAATTTTTTTGCCTCTTGCTTTCATACCACGTTCTGACAAATTAGAAAATTCTGAAACAAAATTATTTATTTTTAATGGTCCAGCAGAATAAATAATGAACTCATTGTCTTCATCCTTCATTCCTGATAAAGCAACACTCATAGCACGTAGAAATACATTGTATTCGCTAAATTCTTTTGTTCCCTGCACTGCCACTATCATTTGGTCCTACCCCTTGTTTTAAGTCATCAAGTATTGATAACATTTTATTTAATTCTTTTGTTGGCATATTCTCAATATCTAATGTCTTTATTGTTTCTTCATCTACTCTGCCACTTATGGCATTAGCAGTATAAAAAACATTGTTCAATATCCAATACGCTTTTCCTTCTGTTATCACTACCTTTAACATATTTTTTTGAATATGTTTTTCAGATTGTGTTATAACTTTAGGTTTATCAAATACTTGTTTTGGAACAATATCTTTAACTATTTCATAAATATAACTTTGTTTATACTTATGTTTTTTTAAAAACATCATTCGTTTTTTGTTTGATATTTTAATTATAGACCAAGAAGCAAGCAATGTCAAGCCTATAATTAATAAATATTTCATTTATTTAGTTTTTTCTCTGGCTGCTTATTTAAAGTTAAAATTATTGAATTAAGTTTATTAATTTCAAGTTGTAATTTTAATGACTCTAATTCTGTGTCAGATAGTTTTTGCTTATAAAATGTAATTAATTGTATTAATTCATTTTTTTCTAAATTATCCATATACCCCCCTTACTTTCTTAGATCAAACGCAGTCCCCTGCCAAACCTTTTCTACCTGTTTCTTTTCTCTTTCAACAATAGCACGGCTCCATGCAAACCCTGCATCTCCGCCCCATGCATCCCACATAATACGACCATTAGATGGAAACTCTGGGCCATCATAAAATCCTTTACCCTTTTTGTCTACTTCGTGACGAGAAAAAAATGAATACATGCGCTTAACAGTACTTAAAGACATTGCTCTACCAGCAACTATATCTGTTGCTCTACCCCAACCTACAGGAGTTCCTGCACCAGTTGCTTTACCATCTTCTTTCCATTTCAATGCACGTCTAGCAGCAGCCTTCATGCCAGCATTAGGTGTATATGTATCAGCCATGATTAACCTTCTTTTGTGATTTATTTAAATATGGACCAAGATCTGCTTTAACTGTTCCGTCTTTTCTAAGACGAACAATTCTTCCATTTTTAATTTGTGTTGGATTAAAAGCACTTGCTTTTCTTTTTGGCATTATTTAACTAATCCCTTCGGATCAAATGATCCATCCCAAATACTTTTTGTGGTAGATTGTGATTCTGATTTATATGTTCCGCCACGTCGCTTGTATTCTTGAACTACCCAAGAATTTGCAACTGCAGATGGATATACATCAAACTTATCTTTTGCTGCTTGAACAACTGTTGCATAAAGTTTTGGATTTGAAGGTGTTGATCCACCAGAACGTGGTTGAATCATTTCACCATAGTTAGGCTTTTTTGCTTTTTCCATTTCATCTTCCATTTCTTCTGATTTTCCAACTGGAACGCAATTAGGGACCATGCGCCCACCCTTATCTTTCATTCCACGCTGAGTATATCCAACCCAACATTTCTTTTCAATATTACTCCACTTATCCATATCTTCGTCATCTGAATAATAATCTTCTGACTTTCCAATTGATGAATCGTGCATTGCTATAGCAACCTCTGAATCCATATTGTGATTGTTTATGTCTGCAACAGTTGCATCCTTGTACATCATCCCAATACTATAGGCTGTTGGTTCCCACTTGCCATCTTTTTCTTTATAAATTCTAACAGACATTGCTGGGTTTTCTGGTGGCATTGACTCAAGGGCATACTCTGATCCAGGGGTACCTAGTGTTCCACCCTCAACCATAATGTGCTCTACAACGCCATGCACAACACCCTCAGATGTCATGCCCATAACAAAGTCGCCTTCTTTTATCATATACCGATTATATCAGACTTTAGTTATTTGGATGTTTACCAGACAGCCTCTTGAGTTCTTCAATAGACCATTTGTCACGTTTATTTAATTTAGATATTTCTGTCTCATCAAAAGACTTTAAAGCCAAGGTAACGATTGGATCTTTAGATAAAAGGTCTATATCTACATATCCTCTTTCCCATAAAGAAAGTATTTCGGCATTTACAGAATTTATATGATCATTATATAGTTCTGGCATTAGTTCTTTAATTTTGGGAGTAAAGGCATACAATAATGATCCATCTTCAGAGTCAATGCCAGCGATTTCTAGACCACCATCAAGAATAAGTTTATCAATTAACTCTTCTTCTTTATCGTCCATGTTGTATAAAATCTATTAAAGAATTTTTTGTTTGATTTCCCATCATGCGTTTAATTTCGCAACCATCTTCAAACAAAACAAATGTTGGAATAGAACTAATCTGAAAAGTTATAGCCATTTCTCTTTCTATCTCAACATCAACCATTTGAAATATTCCAGGAAAATTTTCTCTATTAACTTCTTCTACAATTGGTTTTGTTTTTTTACATGATGGGCACCAATCTGCAGAAAAATAAATCACTGATCTTTCTTTCATTTGCCTGACCTTTCTCTAGCCTTTTTAAGAACCTCAAAATCTTTTATCTTTGTTTCTCCAAGATATCCCCAAGCATAACCATCATTGATCATTTTATTATTAACAGATTCAGATTCTCCATTAACATATACCCAGCCAAGAATACGACCATACTTTTCAGATGAATCCATCTTTTCTGTGCGAATAACTACAGACTTTGCATCCTTTAAATGTTTTTTTAAATATTCTTTAGCCTCAATACCAAGAGCCTTCTCAGCCTTATTTGTTGTACGAGATTCTGGAGTGTCAATACCAGCCAAACGAACACGGGAAGAAAATAAAATATCAAATCCTAAATCAATAATCACGTCAATAGTATCACCATCAACCACATTCTTTACTTCTTTTACAAAATATTCATACACTATCTTTTCCCCTTTTCTATTCTTTAACTAACTTTTCACGCTCATCAATAATTGTAAGCATAAAAGACATCATTTTTGAATATCCAATTTTATCATCTATAATTTTATTGTAGTGATGACCACAAAACATTAAGTCACCAGATATTCCAGTTACTTTTACTAAAGCCTGTGCACTACAAGAGTCACAACGATCATTTGCACTTAAGATCCACTCTTTAGGCTTTACACTTGGATGATCTTTAATTGTACTATTCATAATCTTATTATACATCTACTTTCTGTTATCGGTGCTATAAAAGCCACGGCCATTAAAAATTACGCCTGGGGAACTCCATACCCTTTGCATGGATTCATTACAACATGTTGGAAGGTGTTCATCGCCAATTGATTTTTCAAATTCAATTTGTCCAGAACAAACAGAACATTTGTAATCATATCTTGGCATTTAACAACTCCTTTTTAAAAATAATGAGCAGTTTATGGACATGCTCAGGTCTTATATATATTGTACAGCGTTAGTTACTTTTTTGCAACTTTGATTGCAATTTCTTTTGGCTTTTTATCCTCTGGAATAATGCGATCAATGTCAATATGTAACATACCATCTTTCATTTCAGCACCAGTTACCTCCATATATTCACCAAGTGCAAAGGTGCGGGTAAACTTTCTACCAGCAATACCCTTGTGAACAATTTCTGCATCTGCTGCTTCAACAAGTTCTCCCTTAATGATTAATGTTCCATTATCTACAGATACATTAATGTCATCTTTAGAGAATCCAGCAACCGCTAAAGATAATTTATATCTATCTTCGTTTAATTTAACAATGTCATATGGCGGATATGCCTGACGAGTTGCTAGATTGTGTACTGTATGTAAACGCTCCAACTCTCTGTTGAAGCCAATAAAAAATGGATCCTTAAAAAGATCCAATGCAAATGAACTTACCATGTTATATTCTCCTTTTCAGCGAGTTTCATTTTTGTACCCCCTTTTGGCAGGTACAATCCTATTATATCATTAATTAATCTAAAAGATTTTCGTTAATTTTATTTAAAATCCACTTTTTTCCTTTAAACTTGTCGTACCACACATCCATTGTAGGAACTCTTTTGCTTAAATTAAAACTGTCTGCACGTCTAAGTGACTGCATCATATTAGTTAATTCAGGGACCCCCCTAAATTGCTTAAATTTAATTTTTTCTTTGGTATGAAATGTCAAATAATATAAAACGTCTTCGGCTTTAACAGTAAACTCATTAAAGTCTTTTTTTAAGATAAAAGAAAATTCTAAATTACGAAAATATCTTCCTATATCAAATGATCCAGGAATAATCATACATCTTTTTGATATTTCGTTATCTTCAAAAATTGGATGCTGATAGGCACTCATCATTAGACTATCTTCGTCTGTAAAAAATATATATCTATTTTGATAACCAAAAAACTTTTTGTCTACAGATCTAACAATAACGTGTTCGTCAAAAAACCTTTGGCCGTGATCTAAGGAAACTGGTCTATTGTTTTCAATTTTAAACGAGTAGTCATAAATTGATTTTATTGCATAAGTATTTCCCAATGTTTCATTAAAAACTGGACAGTAATTAAGTGCCATTGGACTGTTGCGTGAAGGGGACTGGATTCCTTGAGAGGAATAAAACCTTTTTAATACTTTTTCTGGCTCAACCGCTTTTACCCATTCATCCTCAAAACAAGCCCAATAAATTGTTATTGCCATTTTTCTCCTTTATTCCATTGTATCATGTTGAGCCTCCTGTAGGATTTGAACCTACGACAACCCGCTTACAAGGCGGGTACTCTGCCACTGAGTTAAGGAGGCAGTACCCCCAAGGGGAATTGAACCCCTGCTACCACCGTGAAAGGGTGATGTCCTAACCACTAGACGATGAGGGCATAGAGCGGATAGCGGGAATCGGACCCGCACTTTAACCTTGGCAAGGTTACGCACTACCACTATGCAATATCCGCTAACGACATTAAATTATAAAAGCCAACTTTGAAGCAAACGAGTTAACTTTCGTATATTTTGTTTTATAACAACGGTTGTCCCATTATTAATAATTGTTTCTAATTGTTGCTCTGTAACCTTTTGAGTTAAAACAAGGTTATCAGTAACAACATCAGTAGAATTTTGTGTTTGTGTATTATTAGTTGCATTTACAAAAACACCATTATTGCTTAATTCATTTTCAAAAAATAATACTTCAAAAGATGTAATTAAATTAAATTCTTCTGTTTGAATTATTTCTGGTGCCAGAACTTTAGAAACAACAAGTTCATTTTCTTTTACATCAAACGTTTTTTCTGTATTGTTATATGTAACTGTAATGCTATCGTTAGTGCTGTAATGACTAATACTTCCATCACTTTTTGCTTGAGTTTGTAAAATAACACTACATCCAGTTGAACAATAACCATTATCAGTTGTGTATGTTTGTCCATTAGAAAATTCTGTAACATTTCGGACAATGGTATCACGAACAATGTTGTTTTGATCAACTAAAGCAAATCCAGCCAAAGTATTTAGGGTAATTTGTGTTGGAGTTGCAGTAGGCGTTGGCTCAGGAGTTGGCTCAGGAGTTGGCTCAGGAGTTGGCTCAGGAGTTGGCGTTGGCGTTGGCGTTGGAGTTGGCACAGTTGTAGGTACTGGCGCTGGCTTTGGAGGACAGACTGTGTCCGTAGATGCAGACCAATTTGGACTTGCAGAAGTCCCCAAATTTTTTCTTACATATACAAATGAACAATAGGCTGTTGGCCCACCAGGAACTCCATAGTCATGCAAACCACGAACGGTCACATTAATTTCAGTTCCAGGATCGCTGCATGGCAAATCACCAAAAGTATTAATTCCTCCTACTGTATATGTTCCAGTGGAGCAAACCTCAGCATTTGCTGGCTGCGATTGAAACAATCCCAAAAAAAATGTTGCTATAAGTATAAACGTTACTTTTTTCATTTTATTCCTAATCTATTTAAGATATCATCAATCTGATGACATGACAACATGGGTCGCCCCCTGCTTCCCACTCTTCTTGCTCTTCTTCTCCCATATATTCGTATCCACCATCATGTGTATTGCAGTAGGGTGGTGTTACCCAACCTCTTTCAATACCGTTTTCAAGCCAGATACCAAACTCTGTCTCTTCTGGAGATAAATCTTCTTTATATGAATGATTCATATTATAAGTATACCTTTAAATGCTTACCACGTCAACTGGACCCATACAAGTTGGACTAAATTTAATAGCAGCATTTACTGCTCCTACTACTCTTTTACGAGCATCTTTGGATTTTTCTGTAGCATGTAAATAACCATAAGCGTATTCAGCCCCAGACCCCATTGCTAAATAATCTAAATTATATTTAGATAAAGACATATCAACTGCATTGTGTTCATATATTTGTCCTTTTATACAAATAATTAAACCAAGATCAGCCTCTTTGCCAGTATCAACCCACCAGTCATTATAAAAATTTTTTAATTGTTTGATAAATTTAGTTTGCATAAACTTATCTAAATCTTTTATGTCTGGCACATAAGGATTAAAGTTATACCGAATACGTTCTCCATCTAATGATCCTGCATATCCAAGTAAATATGGACCAAGTTTCCAAACCTTTGGCGCTGTTAACGCAAGTATAGTGTTATCATCTGATGCACCACGTTCACCAGCCATATATATTTTATTAGTTGCTGAATCACGAACAACGGCTAGAACAGTCATAAAAATCCCCTTAGAATATACTATTTAAGTATACCAAACCCTTTTTGCTTAGTCAAACACCTTTATTTTATATTTTGACCACATGCTGAGCATGTTTTAGGCTTACTAGCAGGCTTTTTAGCGGTACCCGCAGGGGCAGAGCCAAATTTAGGTCTACCAAACCCAACTATTGAAATCATTACTCCAGCCTTGTTCTTTTTAAATGCACGGAGTTGCTTGCAAACCTCTCCACCATTTCTTTGGCTTCCAGATTTTTTTGAAGATGTATTTCCTTCAATGCACCAGACTGTTCCATCTTCATTATCTTTTACAACAATCCCTACGTGAGAAATTCTGTCAACACCATCTGAGGGAAAATCAAAATATGCTATATCTCCTGGCTCTGGATCTGCTAAATCTCCGTCAATCCAGGATCCCGCTTTTTTAAATGCTTGTGCTCCACCTGGAGTGTAAACAGTATTAGGAATTTTTACGCCAGCCTCGTTACCGCACCAATTAACAAATGATCCACACCAAGGCTGAAAGTTAGCCTTTGTATAAGCGCCGTACTTTGTTTCGTTGTCTTTTGGTCCTTCAATAGTACCAATTTCTGCTGTAGCAACTTCAATTAAACGTGCTGCTGTACCTTGATCTGCCATTTTTACTTATTCCAATCTGTATCAACTGGTTGTTCTTCTGGCATTGCACCATCTGGTTTTGCTGCTAGACGTGCTGCTGTTGCATCAATTTCTGCCTCTAATTTTTTGTCTGCTTGTGTATTTTTTGCATCCATTTCTTTATTGGCTAATTGTGCTGACATTACATCTTTAGCACCAGACTGACCAATAAGAAGACCTGCAAGTGTTCCTGTAATAAAAGTAGCAACGCTACCTAAAACGTTAAAAAACATTTTGTCATTTTCAGACTGTGCGCCGATAGGTTGCGACACAAATAAAAGACCATATAAAATTCCTACTGAAGTAAGAAATAAAATTGATCCTAATGTAATACCTAATATAAACTTTAATCTTGCATCTAAATCTTGTGGAGATAGTTTTTCTTTAGCCATTATCTGTTCCCCCTGTTGTATTTAAGTTTGACTCTGTGCTTGTTTTAATCATATCTTTTGTGCATGTTCCAGATGCTTCACAAATTGGAGGATTGCATTCAGCCTTCTCCCAATTGTCAGGATTCTGACAAGGATATCTATAAAAACCCTGATAGCCACAGGATGTTAGTCCTAGGGCTAAAATAGTTGATAATAGGAATATGCGTAGTTTTGACATACTCCTATTATAGCAAACTTATTAGTTTTCTTTACGTATTCCTATGGTTGCAAACCATATGGCTACTGATGCTAGGGTTACATACCCAACCACCGTCTTTGCGCTACCCTCTAAAACCACCCATGCTACAAAGAAGCCAAGGAATGTAAAGTTTTCGTTTAGGGCTGCCATACCCCATTCTTTTAACTTTTTCATTTTATCTCCTTCTTCTAGGTGCAGCAGCAACAATTATTTGACCAGCAATAATTGTTACAACCACAATATCTTCTGCTTTTTCACGTTCTGGAATAGACATATCAGCACCTATGCTAAGCAAGGCTTTGCCTAACTCACATTTTTGCTCTTCTGTCAAACCTTCAATTGCTTCATCTGGATTAAAACAAGTAGCAACTGCATCTAATAATGCTGCTGGACTTTCTAATACAAGCAATGCTGAAGCCACTTCTGCAGTAATTACTACGGGGTTACCGCTATCATCTTCTCTTACCTCTACTGGAATTAATGGTGGAAGATCACGATATTCAAGTCCCGCCGATTCTATGTTTGCAGCCGTTACTGGCGCTCCCTCTGCTGATGACACCAACACATCTGCAACTAAATCCTTTTCTGCCAAAGTAAACTTACCGTCTTCAGATAAGGCTTCAGATAAATTAACAACTTCTGCAGTTGTTATTTCTCCATCCGCAGAAAGCATTTCTGTAATAAATGCTGCTTCTGTTTCTGTTAATCCACCCTCTGATAGAGATTCAGATACTTCAGCAGCAATTTCTGCAGACACTTCTC